CGTCTGGCTGGCGGGCGTTTTCTCTTTCAAGGAGCACCGCACTGAAAACAAGATTGTGGTGAGCGCCAACGGCAAGAGTAACAGCTTTTACCTGTTCGGCGGCAAGGACGAAAGCAGCGCCGCACTCATCCAGGGCATCACACTGGCAGGCATCCTGCTGGATGAGGTGGCCCTGATGCCGGAGAGCTTTGTCAACCAGGCCACGGCCCGCTGCTCTGTTGAGGGGGCCAAGCTGTGGTTTAACTGCAACCCGGAGGGCCCCAGCCATTGGTTTTATACCAAGTGGGTGCTGGAGGCCAGCAAGCGGAAAATGCTGCACCTCCATTTCACCATGGATGACAACCTCAGCCTCTCCGCCTCAGTCAAGGCAAGGTATGAGAGCCTTTACTCTGGCGTTTTCTATGATCGCTTTATCCGGGGCCTGTGGGTGGTGGCGGAGGGGCTTATTTACACGATGTTCAACAAGGACTTTCATGTTGTGCCCAGCGTCCCCAGGCCCTATGAAAAGTATGTGATGTCCTGCGACTACGGCACCATCAACCCAACCAGCATTGGCCTCTGGGGCAAGGCTGGCGGCAAGTGGTACAGGATGCGGGAGTATTACTATGACAGCCGCAAGGAGGGCCGCCAGCGCACCGATGAGGAGCACTACACGGAGCTGGAGCGCCTGGCTGATGGCCTGCATGTGTCCGCCATCATTGTGGACCCATCGGCGGCCTCTTTCATTGAGGTCATCCGCCGCCATGACCGCTACCGTGTAGAAAAGGCCTCCAACTCCGTGCTGGACGGCATCCGCAATGTGGCCACCCGGCTCCAGAGCGGTGACATCTTTTTCTGTGACTGCTGCACGGACTGCATCCGTGAGTTTGGGATGTATCGCTGGGATGAAAAAGCCCAGATGGACCGTCCCATCAAAGAAAATGACCATAGCATGGACGATGTGCGCTACTTCGTGCACCGTGTCTATGCGCCTGATCTGATTAGCTTTAAGTGAGGTTTTACTGTGCGAGTTTCTGTGTTGGGTGTGCAATATGCTGTGGAATATCGGACAAGGGCCCAGGACCCTGAGCTTGAGGCAGCAGATTGTGATGGCTACTGTGACACCAGCATCAAGTTATGCGTGGCCCGTAAATATACGGCGGCAGAGCGAAAAGAGCCCGGCAGCAAGAAATGCCTGGATGACTACATGCGTAAGTGCATGAGGCATGAAC